TGCCACACCAACAACAGATACTTGATTTTTATTATGCAGGCAAGAAAATATTAATTTTACAAGGGGCTGGGCAGATTGGCAAAACACTCACTGGTGTAAATTTTGTCCAAGCAAATTGTCTTGGTTATTTGCCATGGGATAAGACAAAGAAAACTTTATTCACGATACCAATAAAAGTCAGAATTATTTGTACGAATTGGGAACGACATGCAGCAGATGTTCTCGTGCCGAAATTATATGAATATTTTATATTTGATGAGATGGTGAAGTTGGGTACGGATGGTTGGGGGAAGAAGAACCAAATAGGGGTCGAGTTTTTATTTCAATATAAAAACGGGTCAACTATTCAACTTGTAACAACTAAGATCGAGACTGAAGACCATGCAGGTTGGACGGGACACATTGTTTGGGCAGACGAACCACTTCCCAAAGATGTTTATGATGAAAACATCAGGGGATTAACGAGAATGAATGGCGTTTATCTAAATACCCTTACTTCTGTAAATAGCGATTACGATTGGATACTTGAAGAACTTATAGAAAGCCCAAAAGAAATGATACAAAAACAACTAGGTTGTGTTCGGGGTGTTCATGCCTACGAAAATACTTACATAACCAAAGAACAAATAGAGGAAACAGGCGCTAATTACTCCCCACAAGTATATAAAGCCAGAATAGAAGGCAATTGGTATTCTGGGCAAGGCAAGGTTTGGGGTGAATTTGATTATGATAAATTGGTATGTGATGAATTTAAAATACCAACGGATTGGCCAGTTGTACCAATGATAGACTTCCATGCTTGCATTGAGCAGGCAATAGGTTTTTATGCAACTGATAAGCCAGGATACAAATATGTTATAGATGAAGTTTGGGAAAAATTAATCCCAGCGCCAGAAGAAATCGCAGACGCAATCATAAGAAAAAAAATTGCAAATGCGTGGCGTATAGAGAAGGCATATATAGACCCCTATTCAGAAGGCGCACACAAAATGGCCATGAATTTTGGAGTAAAACTACAAGATGCTTTTACTACTATAGAAAATAGATTAGGGCAACATGGAATAATATTATATGTAGCGGATAAAAATAAAAAATCAGGAATTGAAAATGTACGAGGCTGGATGAAAGGTTCTAATGGAATGCCTTCGTTGAGAATATTCAGGAAATGTATACGACATATTTACGAAATGAAGAAGTGGGAAATTGATGAGAATGGCAAGCCAGCAGATAAAGACGACCACATGTGCGAAAATATTTATCGGTATAGCCTAACAGGTACGGTATGGACGGACATAACTATATTTAACAGGAAACTGGAATTTCCAGTAATGGCGGTAGCATGACAGAAAAATATAAAGAAGAAATAAAACATTGCGTTGAGATGATTGAGAGAACGAATAAGACGCATACAACTCTTAACACCCATCATGTTGAGGCAATGAAATATTACGAAGCAAACGAACTTGACTTGGGTGAAAAAAGAAAAGACGGCGTATCTAAAACGGTAATACCAACGCTATCGGATGCCATTAATTGGGCTATGCCTTTGATGGTGGATATATTTGCCGCTAATGATGAATCATGCTACATAAAACCGAGGGGTGGCGAAGATTCCCGCAAGACTGAGAAGTTAAGCGTCTTGGTTGACTATCAAACCAGAGTTAAGAATAATTGGTTTTTGTTTTGCCATGATTGGATACAAGATGCAATGATTTCAAGAATTGGTTTTGCAAAATATCAATGGCAAAAAGATACACAAGTTATAGATAAATTTTATCCTAAATTAACATCAGATGAATTACATGCAAAAGTTAATGCCCCTGATGTTGAAGTTATAGAACACGCAGAACGATTAATAAGACCGCCTACTATTGACCCCACAACTGGTATGGAGCTTGAACCAGCCGTTAAAGAGCATGATGTAAAACTAAGATATACTATTGAAGACGAATACCCTTTAATTGAAGCAATAAGCCGTGAAAATATTGGGATTCTTTCAGATATACAGAATATAAAAAATGCAGAGTTTATATGTCATAAGGTAAGTTATAGCAAAGGTACGTTTATAAAGAAATTCACGAAAGCCGTATTCGATAAGGTTGAGAAGCTCAAGGAAAATTTAGAAACACACCTTGGTACGTCAGAAGTAGAAGCACAACGCTTTGAAAATGTTGGCGGGGCTTCTTTTGTTTATGATGAAAAGAACGGAAAATATAATGTATATGAATGTTACTATGACAATATAAAGACAGGAGAACCGTGGATAACTAAATTAATAGGCAATGAAGTGCTTGCCAGCGAAAAGAACGAATATGACTATCCTCCATTTGAAGCAATTGCAGCATTCAGACAGGCGCACAAACTTATTGGATATAGCTTCCATGACTTGCTAAAGAAGTTCCAGGAATTATCAACGGCATTAATGAGGAACTTGCTTAATAATATCTACATGAATAATCAGGGTAGATATGTGGTTGATTCTTCGGGTAGGGTAAATCTTGATGATTTTAAAAATAATAATGTACCTGGCGGTTTGATTCGTGTAAAAAATGGTAATTTACAAGATGCAGTAATGCCGCTTATACCAGCCCAATTACAACCATGGGCATTTGAATTGTATGAAAGAGTTGAAAGGCTCATCGAATATCGTTCTGGTATTCCAAGAGCATACAAAGGTATTGATGTTGGCACAATCCATAAAACATTCAGGGGGCAATCGCAGCAGATATCTCAGGCGTCTCAGATTATAAAAATGATGGCACGGCTTATTGGTGAGATGGGATTTGTGCCACTGATAAAAGATATAATACGTCTCGATCAGAAATTCTTACAAAAGAAAACTATTGTAAGGGTATTGAATGAGGACGTAGAAATAACCCCTGAAGATGTTATTCAGCAAGCCGATGTTGTTATTAATATCGGGATTGGTACGAATAACAAGGATATGGTAGTTATGCAGATGCAGCAATTACTTGGTATATTCAAGATGATTGCACAAGCAAAAATTCCTGTAATCACGGCACAAAATGTTTATCATACTTTGGGTGAATTGATAAAAGCAATGGGCTTTAAGAATAAGAGCGATTTTATTACTGACCCTAAATTTTTAGTAGCAGTGCAAGAGTTAGTAATGGGTTTGATGAAATATGCGCCAGCCCTTGCAGGAATGGGTGTTCCTATACCACCAGAATTATCTACAGCATTACAAAAAGTTATGTTAAATATTGGCATGGGAGCAGAAAAGGGGAAAAAATCAAATGATACTAATGCACCAAAGAATATAGAGAGGCCTGCCGCTCCGGTTAATCCGATGAATAGAAATAATCCTATGGAACCCACAATAGCAGGAGACGGCAATGGGCGATTTGGGTAAATGGTTTAAGAAATTATTTAAAATTCATACTCATAAATTTTACGAAAAGCCATGAGAGAAGGTATAAAAACAAACACAATTAATTATAAAAAATAATGGATACTAAAACAAATAAAGATGAATTAATAGCGCAAGCAAAACAGGCATTGGAAAATCCTGCTTTGAAATTGGCGCTTGAGGATTTAAAGCAAAACGCTCTTTATAGATTTGAAATATCGCAGGCGAGAGACCAAGAGGGGAGAGAAGGCGCTTATTGGTTTCTAAGAGCATTGGAAGAATTTAAAGGGCAACTGAATGGTTACCTTTCAGAGGAAATTACCAAGAAATCAAAGGAAGAAATCGAAACAGAGAAATTCTTGGAGAGATTTAATATCGCATGAAAAAAGAATATCGCTGTAAAAATAAAGACTGTAATAAGGTAATAGCAAAATTAAACAAAAGGGGTAAGCCAGAAATAAAATGCAGGCATTGTAAAACCTTAACGGAAATTTAAACAAAGATGATTGAAACAGAAGAATATTTCTTAATTCCACCTAACGGTTCTCTACACGATGTCTTATTTGTGATAGACAATATCGCTGATTGTGATTGGGGAACAGCAGGCGTTTATCCTGCGGGTGAAGAATATTATAAAGATGGAATTTTAAAACATGGAAGTACAAAAAGAGTTAAAGTAACCACAACAATAGAAGAAATTTAGTTAGAATTTTATAGAGCTTCATAGAAAGCCAGTACGAATACAATTGTGTATTTTTACTGGCTTTTTTTATTAATCATTTCAGAGCTTCTTTGAAAGCCAAATCAAACGCCTTGAGCGTTTAGAAAGTGAGTTGTAAAATGGAAGATGTGACATTGGAACAGCTTTTGGAAGAACCCGTAACCCCAGTGGATAATCAGGAACCTGAACCCACAAAGGAAGTGGACAATCTTGGGAAAGCCACGCCAACACCGTCACCAGATGCAGGCGGCAAAGTAGAAAAACCAATTGTAGCGGTTGTGCCTTACACGTCAGACGAATTAAAATCTATTCCTATCGAGCGATTAGACCCCGAAAGAGTCCCTGAGCAAGCCAAGCCTTATTATGAAGCTGGGCTTAGGGAAAAGAAAGGCTTGCAAGCAGAATATACAAGGAAATCTCAGGAATTAGCAAACCTAAGAGGGGGAAATCAGCCAAGAACTATCGAAGAAGCATTCGATAGAGACCCTTCGGGTGTGCTTGGTCGTATCGGAGACGAGATTGACCAGCGGGAAATACGTCTTGCTAATTTAGACCCTATGATAGACATAGAAGAATCTAAGGCGATTAGGACTGAGATAGCAAGACTGAGAAGCCTCGACAGGAATTTGAATCAACGGGGTATTGCAACGAACCGACAAGCAGAATGGAGCAATAGCGTAATTGCCGATACTATGTCCGAGGTTAGAACAATCATAAAAGATTACGATTCTAAACGGGAAGCCCTTGAAAAATTTGCCGTTGATGACCTTGGATATACAGAGCAAGAAATTGGCGTTATGACAGACCCCAGAATCATGGGTAAGGCAATGGCTATTAAGAATTTCAAGGCAGTAAATAGGTTATTTGAAAAATCTGAGGCGGGGAAAAGTGCCGAAATAAAACTTAAAAAGCCCAAACCGAATCAATTGGAAAAAGATACTGTGCCATCAGGAAAAGAAGAAGACGATGACGAGGTTTATGAATCACCACAAAAATTAAAAAAATTTTTAGGAGTATAAAATATGGCTTCATTACCCACAGAAGTAAAAATTGCAAAAATGACTTGGCTCGCATTGCGCAATAACAATCTTGCAATTAAATTATTTCACAGAGATTTAGAATCTGAATTTAAAAAGCAACAAGAGGCTGGCGGCGTTGTAAATGTGAAAATGCCAATTAAAGTCCAATCGGCATTGGGCAGGGTAGCGGAAACACAATCAATTTCACAAAAGACCACACCAGTTAAAGTAGACTACCAACGCCATGTTTGTTGGTCACAAAATCAAGTAGATGCAACGCTTAATAAAAACCCAAAAACATTTTATAACGACGTAATAGAACCAACAGCGATTGAATTATCAACACAACTTGATTTGGATGCTTTATCCATGGTGAAGGATGTGCCGAATGCAATCGGAACGGCAGGGACTACGCCTACTACTTATTTAGGCATAGCACAGGTTGCGGGAAGATTAACAAATATATCTGTGCCGCTTAATAAAAGGAAGTTTGTTATAAACCCTGATTATCAAGTATCTATGGCAGACGCAATGAAAGACATTCAGGGTAGCAAAAAGGTTGATGATTTTATGAATGAGATGTCTTTGGGCAATTTGGCACTGTTTGATTTTTATATCAGCCAAAACTTGCCTCGTCTAACAGTTGGTGTTCCAGGGGGTACGCCACTTATTAATGGTGCAAACCAATTGGGTAGTTCAATAGCCATTGATGGGTTATCTGCAACAGGAACGTATAAGAAAGGCGATGTTATAACCTTTGCTAGTTGTTATGATGTTAATCCGGTGAATAGGATAACGCAAACTTATTTGAAACAATTTGTAGTCACGGCAGACTTTACGGCATCAGGCGGGGCTGGTAATTTATCCATAGCGCCAGCGATTGTAACGGAAGGGGCGTATAAAAATTGCAGCGTATCGCCAGCCAATGATGATGCAATTGTTCATAAAACATCATCGGACTGTGCGAACAATATTGCATTTGTTCGCAATGCCTTTACGCTTGCCGTAGTACCCATAGAAATACCTGATATGCCGGGCGTTGGATATACAGAAACGAAAGAAGGTATATCCATTACAATTACAAAGGGCTGGGATGTTAAAAAGTACGAAATGGTTTATCGGGCAGATATACTCTACGGATTTAAGACGTTAGACGAAACATTGGCTTGTAGGCATTTGGGTTAATTTTAACATTTTATTAGGAGAGATGTACAATGGCTTTATTTAGTTCTAAAATACGGATTCCACTGTATAACCCAAGGTCTGTAGTAAATAAAACTGCAAGTTATACCGTGTTGAAAACAGACGACCAGATCAATGTTGCACCGGCGGCAGCCAGCACAATGACTCTTTATGCAATATCTTCTTTGGAAAGCGACCTTTTCAAGACTAAAACGCATAAAATCAAAGTCAATTCTGCTGACAAGAATATCGTAAGTATTGCAAGTAATTCCGAAGATGTTATTGGAGTGGATGAGGAAACTTCCGTTTCATTGCCTACGGTGAATGGAGCGCAAATAATCATATCTACCGAAAGGCTTCAGACATCGAGCGGGAAATATATGTGGGTAGTGGATTACTTGACAGAAACGGCCTTGAAATGGAGTGGCCAGCTTACGACTGTCGGAGGTGCGGCAACTGAGGGCTTTACCGTTGCAGGAGCAAGTACATCAGACTTGGTTAATGTAACAATTGCTACCTCTGGCGCAACACCTGTGACAATTCTTGCCGCGTATGTTTCTGCTGCGAATACAGTAAATGTTACATTTAGTGCCAATCCTTCCAGTGACCATGTTATTTCGATAGAACTTTATCGGGTAACCGTATAGGAGACAAGCAATATGCGAAAATTTATAGTAGGAATTTTAGGAATAGCAGCAATCACCTTTCTTGCTACCAATGTGTATGCAGTGGGAACGGCAACGGTCAAAATTGATACCTTGACTGTAGGCAGTACGCTAACACTCGTTACTGCAAATCTAGCAAAAGTACCTGTAATGACAGATAATGCAGGCAGTAAGTTGGATTCCGGTGCATTAACCATTACAAGCGGTTCGCAAACTGTAACTACCAGCCTTACCGCTTGTGATAGACCATTTTTCTCGATTAACAGTTCAAGCACAGGTACGACTACTGCAACATTTAGGGTGTCCACAAGTGGGGCTGGATTTACTATCTATGCCTATGATTTATCCGGCGCAACATCCACATCAAACTACACTGGGCATTGGTTTGCAGTGGATGAATAATTTTTAAAGATATAGGGGGCTGTTTAGAAATTTAAACAGCCCCCTATAATCAGAAAGGGCAATATGGAATTTTTCGAGTATCCAAAACGAATTGATGGCGAGAAGGTGGTTAATAGCCACGAAGAAGAAATTGAATACCTAAAAAGCAAAGGAATGGTGTTAGATGATAAAGAAAACAAAGAAGGGTTGCAAGGTAGTATCCCACAAAGGGAAGAATCTGGGGGAATCGGAAACGATAGCGGGATGCAAAAAGAGACTAGTGGATGTGGAGATGTTCAAACACATGAACAAGGGAAAGAAAGCCCTGTTGGGGTATTAAAACGTAAACCTGGTAGACCAAAGAGAAAATGAACTTTACAGATTTATCTACTAAAATTGGTGATTATGCAGCAAGACCGGACTTGGTCACTACGATTATACCAGACTTTATAAATATGACATTGCATGATCTTGAACAAGACCCTGAAATCAACTGGAAGCACATGGAAGCTAAGGCAACTGGTAATGTCAATTCTTCTACTGATACGATAACTATTCCTACGCGTTACAAAGAGGTTAAGTATTTATCTATTACAGTTAGCGATAAAAGACATTGGTTAGATAAAACAAGTTATTCAGATTTAATGACTAAATATCCGTATGATGCTACTGTAAAAGACACACCAGCGAAATTTGCATTAGCAACAGCAGATGGTGTTTTCTATTTAAGGCCGTATCCAGACGCTACCTATCCTTATGAATTAACTACTTATAACCGTTCAGCAGATTTATCAGCAAGTAATTTAATCAATTGGTTTACTGAAAATGCTTGGGAATTATTGCTGTACGGATCACTGTTTGAAATACAGCCATATTTAAAATCAGATGAAGCTATTGCACAAATACCTATTTGGCAGGAATTATATGCTAGGCGATTGGAAAAATGGAAAAGAATATCCGCTAGTGAAGATTGGGCGGGTTCTCATCAAAGCGTAAATTATGAAGGGGCTGTTTAATGCCGGAAGAACGAAAATCCACAGGAAAACCTATAACAATAGACATAAGTAAGGGATGGTTACCAGACTATCTGCCTAATGCTATGCCTGTCGGTGGGCTTTTACAGGCTTTGAATTTATGTCCTTATGATGAAAAATATTATCCCGCTTTAAATCCCATTGCTTATTCAAGCAATATTTTATCTGGTGTGCCTATCGGAAATGTAGAATATTTCAGTAATGATGGGAATTATTATTTATTCTGTGGTACAACGACAAAGTTATATCGCTTGGAGACTTCACAATCTTTAGCAGATATTACAAGAGTAGCCGGTGCTTATACTGCAGCAACTACAAGATGGTATTTCACAAGAAAAGGGGAAAGCGTAATTGCTACTAATTATGCAGATGTCCCACAAAGATTAACAGGAATGACGGCAACTAATTTTGTTGCACTTGGTGGAAGCCCTCCTAATGCAAAATTCTGTCTTTTCTTCAAAGGGCATTTAATATTTGCTTATCTTAATGATGGTACTGTATATCCACAAAAAGTTATATGGTCGGCATGGGATAGTATTGCAGATTTTGCACAATCATTAAGCACGGGGGCTGGTTCAAGAAATTTAGAAGATGCGGATGGTGAAATTACTGGATTAACTGCTTTGGGTTCTATGCTTTTAATATTTCATAGAAACTCAATTACAGTAGGATGGTATTCTGGCGGACAATTTACTTTTAATTTGGATAGTTTAAGGGTGAGAGACAAGGGCGCTATCGAAGGTACTATAATTGTATTTGGAAATGTATGTTATTTCTTTGATGAACGAGATATTTACGAAATGACTGCCGATGGGATAATTACTTCAATTGGAATGGGAATAAAAAATACAATCTTGGAAGATTTAGACATTGATAATTTCCACAGAATAACATCTAGTTCAGATGCAAGGCGGGGAGTTATTTACTGGAGTTATCCTTCCATAAGTAGTGATGGAACGCCTGACACTCTGTTGGCCTACAATCCAAAACTAAAGAGATTTACGAAAATATCTTTAACACATTCTGGCATTTTCACGATACACAAAATAGTGTTGGATGCTGACAGCATGGATACAATTTATCCTGATGCTGATATTGTTGTGCCAGAAGCAGATAGTTCTTTTTGGTTAGACAATTCTGCTATATTTGCTTGTATAAATTCTGGTGGTTATGTTGCTCATTTTGGGGGCGATGCTATGACATGGAAAATAGAATCCTCTGAGTTTAGTTATGATGATAAAATTATAGCAGTATTAAAAGTAAGACCAAAGGTTGAACAAGCTTCTGGGGATATATCCGTTCAGATAGGCGCAAGATTTAACGAAAACGAAGATAGATCATATTCAGATGCAGTAAATGTTGATGTTTATGGAAGCGCTTACCCAAGAAAAGCCGGAAGATATTGCACAGCTTTAGTAAGTGGCGGTTTGTGCGATGGAATAAGTTCTATTAATGCAGAAGCAGTAATTATAGGAAGTAGGTAATATGCCAGTAAATCATAATAGAATAACTCTTTTGCCAACATTTATAGGTGTTGTATCACATGAGCAATATACGGAATTTATCAATACGCTTGCATTAGCCTTGAGATGGATAAGCCCTTTATTGAATGATGTACTTGGGCAAGTAGTACCGCCAGCAGAGTTTCTCAGGGAGGGACATATTGCCTATGCTGATGGTACGAATTGGAATCCCACATCAACGCAATATACAAATATAGCAGGAGGCACAGCAACAACAGTTGGCGGTAGTACAACTGAGACAATAACGGTTACAGGCGCCACAGCATCCGATATTCCTTATGTGTTTATTAAAACGCAAGGGGCTTCTCCTGTAATTATGTTGAGGTATGCCACGGTAACAGATGGTATAGAAGTTACATTTTCAAGCGATCCTGGTAACGACCATGTACTTTATTATTTAGTCTTCAGGAATACAGGTAAAGGATTCTATTATTATGACGGAAGTGCTTGGCGAAAACTTGGTTAAACCACAAGAGGGTGAATTCAAGTTAATCCCATTGTTTAAGCCTATTAATGGACAGAGATTAGCCAGTACAAAGCACAATGCTTATTTATATCAAGTTGAATCTGAAAAGATATTGAACTGTTGGCAAACTATTACTAAAGGAATTGAAATTGTCCATGAGTTTACAAATGGGGATATGAGTTTAGCAAAGATACTCAATGACTTATTGAGTGGTGATTTATTGCTATGGATGGGATTCTTAGATGGTAAATATTGTGGATTTATTACTGTTAGGAAAGACATCAATGTTGATGCTACGAATTTCCTCAGCATGGTGCATTTGTTCATTAAACCTGGCATAAATAAAGAAACCTTCTTACAAGGTTTAGACGATATAAAGAAGTTTGCAAAAGAACAAGGATGCCAAAAAATGAGATTTTGGACATTGCGTAAAGGATGGGAAAGGCGGCTAGTTCCTATGGGATTTAAACAATCCTATATAGAATATGTTCTTGATTTGGAGAATATTAAAAATGGCTAGCAGTGGTGGTGGATATAATTCAATAACATCTTCTGAACCATGGGATGTGCAGTCAAAATATTTGAAACCAATATTTCAATCCGCTCTTTACGGAGCAACAGGTAGGGTGATTAATCCTGAGTATGATCCAAATGCCACATCAGGCACAAAAAGCAATAAATACATGAGTCCTAACGAAGATACTATTTATTCTGACTTTTTTGATACGAATTATAAAAAACCAGGTGGGTTAGATTATTGGGGTACACAAGGGAATAATAGTAAAGGCTGGTGGCAAGATGCACTATATCCTATTCTTAATTTAACTAATGCAGCAAATCAAGGTGGAGAAGATATTGGCGCTCCTAGTGTTGCGAAGTTCACTGAACCACAATTACAGGCACAAGAATATACGCAAGGACTTGCAGATAGCCGTTTGGACAGTTTTGGCAAGCCCATGCAATCATCATTACTTGGTAAATCAGAAACAGCGCTAGGCAATGTTATAACCGGAGCAAATGAAATTCCATACTGGAACATAGACACGCCAACAATAAATGACCCCGGGGATATAACAGGCAGAAGTATTAATTATACACCAAATATGTCGGGGGCTACAGTTAATTATAGCCCTCAAATGCAGGCGGCAAGTCTTGGATATGACTTCTGGAATCCGCTTGGTGTTTTGGCTGGTGGGGATGGTGGTAATGAATATCTTGATGATATGATAACAGCCGCAACAAGGGGGATTAATCGGAATTACCTAAGCAATGTCATACCAAATATAAATTCAGCAGCCGAAGATGCAGGGGCAAGGGGTAGTGGTGCTTGGGAAGATTTAAGAACTAATGCAAACAAGGATTATCTGGAATCCATTGGAGATGTAGAGGCAAATATAAGAGGCACTGCCTTTGATAATCAATTAAATGCACAAATGCAGGCTTTGGGGCTTGGCGGTGAATTATCAGGCAAGGAATCTGATTACGAACAAGAAGCAAATAGATTAAATATTCAATTTGGACTTGAAAAGGCTCTTGCAAATGCCGGATATGGACAAGAGGCGAACCGACTCAATACTCAATTAGGATTAGAAAAAGCTACAACTGAAGCAGGGTATGGGCAAGAGGCAAATGTTCAAAATGTAATGAATGATTTACAACGATATTTTGAGCAAGCTGGAATCACAAGCGATATAAATAAACAAAATGCTGTACTGAAAACCCAAACAGATACACAAAACATTGATAATATTCTACAATCTTTAGGATTCGCTCCTGAACTTAATCAGGCAGGATATAGCGACATTGCTGCATTATCGGCATCAGGAGCAGAGCAACAACAGATGAACCAGGACGTGCTAAATGCCTATATTCAGAAATTTGAACAAGGTGAATTAGCACCGTGGAATGAAGCATCTCTCCTGAGTCAATTAGTAGGTGGTAATTTCGGTGGAACCGTAACACAATCAGCACAACAAACAGGAGGTAAATAATAAAGTTTAATTGTGGAAAATGTGAGTCATGTTGCAAGGTTGTGGGATGTAGTTTATTGAATGATAAAAACGAATGTACTGTATATGACAATAGACCTGAGATTTGTAATGTGGAAAAACAATATCATAAGAGAAATACCAGAATAACACAGGAAGCATATTATAAATTAAATAAACAATGTTGTACTGTATTACAAGAAATGAGGGTGTAAAATTATAGAGCCACTGACGTTAGCAATGATTTTAGGAGGCACATCGCTTGGTTTGCAAGGTGCGCAAATGGGAATGAATGCTTTCAAATCCTCTCCCATGCAAATACCGGGGGCTCAATCTCCTAACCTTGGACAAACATTAATGTCACAAAGGCCAATGCCAACAGCAAATGATATTTACCCAAAACAACCGCAAGGGACACAACCACAGACCAATGGAAGTATTTTGGGTAATTCTTTATACAATAATCCTTACATGATGAATCGAAGGAGATACTGATGGATGAACAAACAATAACATCCTTGTTGGGTAATAGTGGAATCAATCCAAGAATGATGAGAGGTTTTATGGGTAGACGGCCAGGATTAGCGAATATGGCTAACAATCCAAGGGCAACAATGCGAAAACCAATGCCTGATATAATGTCAATTATTCAACAGAATCCACAAGCAATAACCAGTCTGTTAGGCAATAGCGGTGCAGGCGGGGGTGGGAATGTTAATTTACCGCCTGGATTGCCTCCAATGCCTCCTGGTTTGCCGCCAATACCACCAGAATTTAGACCGCCACCGAGAATGTTTACACCACAGCCAGTAAGGCCACCCATAAATAGGGGGAGGGTGTAAATATGACAAAGCAAGAATTTGATATGTTAACTCAGCAATATTATCAAAATAGAGTACCTAATTATCAGCTTAATACTCCATCATTAACAGCCCCCACATCGCTTAATTATGATGCTAGTCAAAATATTATGAGCAATACACCATCAACAACGCCATCTACAGAAATAGATCCATGGTCAATAGGCATGGCAGCAGGGCAAGCAATGGCTCCGTTAGGCGCTTCTATATTAGGACGTAGAAGAGAATTTCCAAGAGGGGGGAACGATTCTGTAAGTTTAGGTATGACAAGAGGCGCAGAAGTGCCGAATGCTTATGCTGGCAGAACTAATCCTGTAATTTCAGCATTACTTGCACGATATTTAGGGAGAAGATAACTATGCCACCATTTCAATATGATTGGAGTAAAACACCTAAAAGCTATTTAGATAAGAACGATAAGATAGGATTGCTTATAGGTTCTCTACTGGCTGGTGGTATGGGTGCTGCTACCGGATATGGCGGTGGAGATAGCGCTTTGCGAGGAGTGGCGGGGGCTGCTGCTGGTTTTGGTGGTGGTGCTAATCAGTTAGAAGAGACATATTCAAAGATGATTAAGGAATCTATGCAAAGACAACAGCAGGAATATGATCAGAATATGGGGAATGATGTATTTGGATTGAATAAAGAGAAGTTTGGATTTAAACAGAAACAGTTTGAGGAAAGCGAAAAACCTTATAGAGAAGCAGATGCGAGATGGCGTGATTCTATGGCAAGGAATGCTGATTTTGATAATCAGATGGCATTACAAAAATTGATTAATGAGTCGGTATCTAAAGACAGAAATGCAAGATATGATAAGAGAGAGAGACAAATAGATTTGGGTATAAAAAAGAATAAACTTCTTGAGTCGAGACCGGGAATGGCAAAGTTATCAGCAGAGCAAGCGCAGTTTGAATCGCAATGGAGATTCGCTCCGACAGACAGGGGGACTCCAGAGTACATAGAAGCGTTTAAAACGTTTAAATCAGCAGGGAGCAAAAAAAGTGGGGAATCCGATATTTATGATGATATTGATACTTATAGAAAAGGTGAAAGTTTAGATAAATCAACAAATATGCCTACACAAGAAGATTTAGAATTTACAGCCAAGAAGTATGGTATCACAACGGATGAGGTTTTAAAAAGGATGAGGAAGCAATAAATGCCTATTGATTTACTTCAAAGAAAACCAATAGATTTATTACAGCCAAAAGATTTGCTTGCTGGAAATACGCCAGGCGCAACGGGTACATGGGGCGATCCCTCAGTCGTAGATGTTATTAAAACTTCTTTAAAACATGCCCCTTATTCGGCTGCGCAGGGTGTTGGTGGACTTGGTAGGATGGCGGGAGAAGCTATCGGTAGTGAGAAAATAGCTGATTGGGGTAAGGACGTATATAAAGGTGCTGGAATTGAAATGCAAAAGGATATGCCTGAGATACGAGGTAATTTAAAACGTGCCTTGTATGGTGGCGTGCAATCTGTAGCTCAAAATTTACCAGGCATGGCAGCCTCAGTAGCGACAGGGAGTCCTATACCTGCTTTGGCATCAATAATCGCATTGGCTGGCGGGCAAAGCTATGGTGAGTCAAGGGGAAAGGGCGTAGCGCCCAGCAGGGCTGCCCTTGGTGCTGTGGGAGAAGGTGCGCTTGAAGGTGTTACCGAATATGTACCATTAGGATATTTATTAAAACCTGGCTTATCTTTGGCGAGAAGAACCCTTTTCAGTACATTATCAGAGCTTGTTGGTGAAAACATAAATACTGTGGGACAAAAAGCGGTTAAGTGGTGGACACAAAATCCAGATAAAACTACAGGTGAGTTTGTAAAAGAGATGTATCCAGACGCAAGACAGACATCCTTGCAGGTATTAATGACATCGCCGGTAATGGCATTGGGTGCGCAAGTCGCTCACAAGATAATGCCCGAACAACCAAAGATAAATATTACTAAAGAATTACCTGGCGATATTATTCCTTTTAAAGAACAGCCATCAAAAGAAACCCCAAGATATACGATAGAAACAAAACCAGAAGAAGTAGGAATTCCTATACCAGAACCTAAAGATTTACTTCAACCAGAAGGGAAGCCTACCACCCCCGCTCAAATTCAGCCGGAAAAATCTATAAATTTTAGTGATTTGCCTGTATCTGCAAAGGGAGCATTACAGGGCGACCTTAGAGTAAAAATAACCAACGAAGGGCTTTCTCCTAATACTATAAGACAATTAGAAAATAGTAAATGGATTGAAACGGAAAAGGATATAAGCGAATTACAACAAACCAATCCTGATATTTTCTCTGAACAGTTTGTAAAAAGACCGATTATGACAGAAGGGGCTATTGTAATAAATAAAGAGGGAATTGTTGTTGATGGAAATAATAGGTTAAGGATGGCGTTTGAACGAGGGGAAAAAACAATTAAAGTTTTTGAGCCTTCAAAACCACCTCCTGCCCCCGCTCAAATTCAGCCGACAGAGGTTACTCCAATAACCCAAGAAATAATGCAAGTATCTCAAAAGGGTAAGCCGAAGTTTACACAATCGCCTTTAATTGACAAAGGCGAAAAGACAGATATTAAGCCTCAGATGGAAGCGGATATACAGGGACAACAGAAGTTGTTTGGGAAACCTCCTTCCAATGCAGACATGGGCGGTTACTCCGAACAACGAGAATATGCCGTTGCAGAACGCCAGCCTTACGAATTACCAGAAGTGGTAGAGCTTTATAACGAGGTAAGCAAGGGTAAGTATCCAGCAATAGAACGGTTTATGAAAAACAAACTTGGTTATTATAGTCAAAGAAAAGACAAAATAGGATTAAGACAAGACCTGCCTATAGGCAAAAGAATCGTACTATCCCCACATATAGAAGGGTTTAAAGACTTACTCTCCGAAGTACCAGGCTTATCTATCCGTAAAGGCGACATAGCCATTGGACACGATACAATATCAGTATCTCCGCGGGTATTTAAAACAATTTCACAAGAGTTTGAAGATTACATGCGTGAGGAATCAGGATTAACTGAGGATCAAATTGACTTTAGAAAAGACTTCAACAAAAAGACACGTATGTATGAACTCAGGGCATATAAAAAAGACAAAACGCTGGCGTTGAAGGTTATGGCGCATGAATTATTACACTATATAGACTATTTGCCAGATAAAGCAAAGAGAGGGAACGTTCTTGGGCACATAGCAACATTGAAGGAATATCTTAAACACATGCTGGATACATTCCCTACAAGCGGCGAAGACGATATAAATACAAGAAAGATTGAACTAAGAAAACAAGCCTTGTCAGAGGCTAAAGGACAGCCGGAATTTTGGAAGGCTGCCAATCAGGGGTACAAAAAGCTTTTGGCGCAGGAATTATCTGAACGTGAAGTAATTACAAAGCAAGAGATAATGGCTGAGTTGAAAGCGTTAACCCAAAAGGTTAAGCCTTTTGACGACAAGGGAGACGCAAAGTTTACAGCTTATAGATATTCACCTAAAGAGCTTTATGCCGATGCTGGCGGTGCTTTATTGTGGAATCCAGGCTTATTAAAACAAACGGCTCCTAAATTTTATAAATCATTCTTTGCTTATTTAGAGAAGAAGCCAGAAGTCAAACAGGCATACGATGCAATACAAGAGAGGACTGGACTTGGTAAGGAAGCAGTAATCGAGAACAGAATACAGCGCATGGAAGAGGGATATGAACGTGGGCATAAGGCCAGAAAGTCTATGGAAGAACGACAGAGAAGCACTACAGAGACTATCATGGATACGGTAATGACACAACTTATAGACGAGGAATGGGCAAGTATAAAGCGTATCAGAAAGCTCGAAAAGAAGAGTGGTAGTACAAGGGAGATAGGGCTTAAGGCAAGATTATCTATTGAAGAATTATCAATGATTGATTCTAAGATGGAAAACCTTATTAACCATTTCACAAAAGAAGTTGACATACCAATGCGTGAAAGCAATATTGCGCTGTCTGAACTTGGTGTTTTTGCTCAAGCATCGAGGGTGAAAGAAGAAAGGGGCAAGCTTGATATATTTAATCCTGGTGGTGAATCTCTGGAATCTTCACAGGAAATGCTTACACATTTACAGAATAAGTGGGGCGATAAAAAGTTTAATAAGGTTAAAGAATTATTCATTAAGTATTGGGAATTAAGGAAACGGTTTGTATTCCCCGCGCTTGATGAAGGCAAAAGATACGATCCTGAATTGGTTGAATATGTAAAAAACAATATGTTTTATACACGCTTCAGTGTTAATAAATACCTAGAAGAAAGATATGGCGGTCAGATAAAAAGGACTATTTTTAAAAAGTAAGGAACGCCTTCTGTAATTGAAAAACCTATAGTAGCCACAATGATTTAAAAAATGATGTTTGTTCGGGCTGCCAAGATTAAAAAA